ATAACATGGTCTGCATCGTACTTCATAGCACCTGCGCGCGCCTTCTTTGCCAACTCCTCTTTCTGTTCCGCATTCAAATGATAGGCTGCCTCCAGTCGCTCATAGATGGCACTAATGCGAGGCAGATACTGCCAAGAATTGTGATGAGAGCGCCAGAACTTCTCCGCTTTTCGCTTCGGAATGACCCAGCCAGCGAAGGTTATCTCCGGCATAGAAGTCCATCCTCCGGTAATGACCGGCACCCCACAGGCCTGCGCTTCGAGGATAGGAATGCCAAATCCCTCTCCCATGGATGGGCTGAGGAGAACGTCCATCGCACTGTAAATCCTCGCCATGTGCTCCATCGGCATTCCAATCAGATAGGAGTAGGCATCAATCAAAAAAGCATGCCTCTGCAGGCCGAGTGCATTAATTAAGCCAGGCAGGTCGATAGAGTTTCCATTCGGGTCGCCTCCAGCCGCACTGTGAATATACAAACGCACATCATCGTACTTTCTGGCCAGCATAGCAAAGGCCTCTAAAGCCTGCGGAAAGGACTTTCTGCTGAGCCAGCCTGTGTTCGCCGCTACCATCCCTGCTAGGAAGCAGTCGGTAGGCAGTCTTAGCATGAGGCGTGACTCTTGCTTTGGATAAGGCTTGTAAATATTCGTGTCTACACAGTGCGGAGCATAATAGTAGTCCATGCCGAGTGCATCCAATTCATGGCAAGCACTCTTGCTGAATACAATGCGCGCGAAGGCATTCCTCACAGTGGAGGCAACACGAGGCTCTATCGGTTCGCTGTCTACCGGAAAATAGGGGCACCAGCGCACGGAAGGGGCGATGGGGGCATTTTCATAGACCCAGGCATCAATGAGAGTAATGCTTATATCTGCGTTCCAATCGAGGGAGTGCGGAGTTAATACATCACATCCGTAGGGGTGTGCACCTCCAGGGTAACACCTTAATCCGTTCCAGTAAATAATTCCGCCATGCAGTCCATACCAACAAACAAGAGCGATTTCATGACCTTTACTCCGCAGTCTGGTCGGGATGAGTGCTGTTTGATTGCCGTAACCGCTGCTGGCCCATGGAGCATTGGAACTCCAAAGAATTCTCACCATCTCCTCCTTTGAATTCCCTCCCCTCCGACACGGAGCCACATCGGAGGGGAGGGATGGCTTCAAGACCTGAGAGTACTCCCCGCTGCGCTCCCTGCTCTCTCCTCTCAAGCCTTGAAGAGTTTATGTCTTAGTTAGAACCTCGGCCCATCACGTAGAGAACCTGCACAACAGCGGGTGTTGTGATTTGGCCGGTTCCTTGTACTTCCATGGCTAGCCCCAGGTATCTCCCTGCGGCCAGGAAGTAGTCGTTGGTCGTGAACCGCTTCGGCGTATTTGCCGCCCAGTGGGAACCCGTACCGCCAATCCAGTCGGCAGCGGTTCCTGAAAGCGTTGTTCCAGTGCTTCCCATATCGAGTAGGCGCAGCCGGAACGAGTTTGCGCCGCTCGTTGCGGCTCCATTGACGGCGAAACCATCAATGATGGTGATACCACCACCTTTCGCACTGTCTGGTGCTTTCAGAATGAGCGCAGTTCCATTGTAGGCGCTGATGGCTGCGGTTCCGACGTTCAGTACGTATGTTGCTGTCTTTACCATCTTAATCCTCCTACGGTACCACGCTCGTTCCGACGATAGCCACGCCGAAAGCAGGCCGCCAAACTCCGTAGGCATACTCCATGGTGGCATTCAATTCTATTCCACCACCACCTCGTGATTCGTCCCGTTCGGAGCGGATATTGAAGGGCAGTCGCTCGTCATAAGCCAATGCTTCTCGTGCGAAAACACCTCCCACCGCCGCCGTTCCAGACGGTATGTCGTTCGTTACGAACCACAAAGTGTTGAAGAACGAGCCTACGAAGAACTGCTGCATGACCCTATCCTGAAAGTCAGGAGCATTGGTCTGCGCACCCGCCGGAACCGTAGCGGTTCCCAGGTGATACCAATGCCCGGTCTGCAGTACACCGAAGAATGGGGGCCTTGCATTCTGCTGCTGCAGTTTGGTTACAGCCGCAAAGATATTGCCCCACGTCAACGTCCCACCGGCAGAACCTACCGTTCCACCGGTAAATTGATTGAATACGGACAGCAAGTTTCTTGAAACCTGTTTTGCTGCCCCTTCTCCCAGTTCCCGCGCAGCGATACCAGCCTCTTCCCAAGGGGCTGTTCTTAATCGCCTATCCGTGATAAAGAACTGCGCCCCGTACATCATCGGGGTGAGTGTGTTCGCCACCGAAGGTGTAAAGGCTTGAGAAGTGAGGTCGTCACTATCGCTGATGGGCTGGAAGGCAACCGTCCCATATTCAGAGCGTGTCCTTGAGGCCGTTCCGCGGTTATCATCAAACCGCATCACCAAATTGGTGATGAAGTCAATGTCCCGTGCGGCCAAAACGGCCATCTCGTGAATGGTCTGAACATAGGACGCAATGTTATCCGCAATGTTTGCGCCAACAGGCATTTTGCATCCTCACAATTTTGCTTTCGTGAATCAAAGATTCACTTTCGTGAATTTAAGATTCACTTTCGTAAGTCTTCGACTTACTTTCGTGAATCAAAGATTCACTTTTCCGGTGCCGGTTGGATGCGGTCAAAGTCCCAGACTTTTCCTTGCATTCCGCCCTGCAAGATGGCGCGGAGCTGCTGTTCGCGTGCTTCTCTACTCATCGTGCCACTGCCTCGCTGAAGGTTAGCGGTTGTTGTATTCGTCGTCGCCCTGCTTCCTACGAGGTAAGGCTTCTCTTTGATGAGTTTCGTCAGTGCATCTTTGATATTGACGGGTCGGCCATCCTCATCAAATTGCAAAGAAGCGAGGTCGAGCAGCTTGAAGGCAGCTTCAGGGTCAATGATATTCAAGCCTACCGCCTCCGATACAACCGCTGAGCGAACAAGAAGCTCCTGCCGCTCTCTCATCCACTCGGCCTGCTGCTTTTCTAGCTCTGCGAGCCGGTTTGCTATGCGCTCTGTTTCCGAAAGTTGGGCTTCCTCCAGCTTCTTCAGCTTCTCTTCTAGCTCTTTCCTTTCGGTGCGGTAGCGCGCTGCCTCTCGCCTCAGGGCCGCTACATACTCCGCGTCAAAGGTTTCCTTCTGGGATTTCTCCTCCTTCTCTTCCGATGAAGGAGGTGCTGTCTGTTGCTCCTGGCCAGTCTCGTGTTTGGTTTGTTCAGACGCCTGGTCTGTGGAGTGAACTCCTGGTTCGGGCATATTCTTATCCTCTCGCTATCCTTAAGAGCGATTCCGGTGGTTCCATATCGGCTTCATGATATAAACGTACCAGCTTTCGTGCCGCTTTGCGCTTTTCTTCCAGAGGAGCATCCACACCGCCGCGTGCTCCCGCTAGCGCTGCCGCCGCAGCGGAGAGTGCATTCTTATTAATCGCTCCTCCTGGCTCTTTCACCGGAAGCTTGCACTTCGCTTTTATCTTTTCTTGGCCGGGCTCGTTTAAATCGATGAGGCTAGATGAGCAGAAATGCTCTGCATCTCTATAATCACTTTCTGAAAACTGGCCCCACGGTTTATTGCTGAAAGTAGCCATAGTTACCCTCACGGAAAGTATATGGGCCCCTATAAGGAACAATCCCACCATCATAGGATTGCGGATACCAGTAATACTCATAGTATTCCTTGGAATAATCCTCAAAAAGCTTCAACATGGAACGAACCGCTTCCCCTATCGCCTCATTCGTCTCAATCCTCAGCTTATGCAACTCCTCCAAGTTCGCAACCAGCTCTTTTGTCATCTGTTCTATAAACCGCTGGAACCGCTCTCGGTCGCCTTGAAGCTGATAGTACTCTCCAGCACGATAGCCTGCCAGGAACGTCAGTGCAGCTACAGCTAAAAGGAGCGCTGTGTACCAGAAAGCACTATGGAGGATTACTGGATTGGACTTGCTCGCTGTCTGCTTGTTCATTGGTTCTGCCCGCAGCCGGTGGCGGACTTATCTCTCCCATCTTTCGCTGCATTTCTTGTTCCGGCTGATAACCCAGCTTTCTCAGAATGGTATTGGTGCTGACACCTAGTCTGCTCTGTATCTCCATAGTTTGGGCCATCGTCATGTCGTCAATCGGGACAATCTCTGGCCAAAGGATATGGATTTCATTGTCTGCGCCAAATCCGCCCACTTCCAGCGCACGGCTGCATATCTCTCGGAGCAAATCTCCATATGTCAGCCGCTTATCCCACGTCTTCTGAACCAGCGGCTGGTACATCAAGCGTAGAGCCGTACCGGAGAGAGCACCGAGTTCTTCCGTTCGGCCTGTGGCCACCTGAGGAGTGCGTGCTACGGAGTGAATGGCTTCCAATAGCCGCATGTAAAACTCCATGCTCGAACCCAGGTCGGACTGCATTTCTAGGTTCTGCAGTGTACCATCTACGTTATTAATAATTATAACATCATCAACACCTATTTGCAACTGTTCTTGTCGGAAGCCTTTCCCCCAGGTTTTGGGATGGGCATGGAAGCGAATAATGCGGTTGATATTGGTGGCGATGAAATTGATAGCGCGATTGAGGTGGATAATGTCTTCACTAATGTCCGGCATCCCGTAGAACTCATTGGGAATAGCCAGGTTTTGGCAGTGGAAGATAGGCGGCCAAGGAAATGGCCAGTTGTCCCTTCCGATTTCCTCGAATTTGCCTTCTGAGACCGCTTTCTCGTCAATGATTTGCCAGTTCTCTTCATTTTGTCCGTCTTCCGTGCGCGTAATCGTCTGTCTGAAGGCTACCGGACGGCCAATCACGGGGTCTATACCCGCCCATTCAATGCGAAATTCCACCACGCGGTCAATGTCCGTAGGATCCCATAAGGCCATCACCGTAGAAGGGTCTAAAATAATCAGTCGAGGGTAAGGACTGCCTTCATCCAGCACCATTTTCACGAAAACATGGCCTGAAATGGCGCCACTAACCCCCAGTTTCTTCAAAAATGACTGCTTTTTGTTAAAATTCCAAAATTTTGCAAGATAATTGTCTTCTTCGGTGCGAATATCTATGTCATTGACGGCAAATTTGAGGTCTTGGCCGAAAAGACAGCTCACACTCGTGTCTACAATGACTTTAGAAATGTTGATTTTGGTATTGTCATCAAATCCTTCTGGCCGAACGACATGCGTATCTGGAAGTTTGCCCTCATAAGCTTCCCAAGAACGCTTTATTCGCAGCAATCTCTCATGCTGTTCACGAATAAAACGGTCAACCGCCAGCCCAGAAATGGAGGGAATGGGCGAAAAACCACTGAATGGAAAGAGTGATGAAATCATAAGTATATTTTCGGGCCGTATTCTACAGAGAACGGGTTCGCATCGAAGGCTGCTAACACCACCGCATCGGCCTTGTCCGGTGATTTGCCTAGCCGTTTTCGCACTTCTTCCTTTGATTCTATCTTAATTCCGTTCACTTGCACTGTCCAGCGCATGCTACAAAGCTCTCCGAGAAGCTCCGGGTCGGGCGGAAGGGCTAATTCGGCACCGCTCCCTGGTTCTAAAAGCTCTCTAAACTTCCAATACGCTTCCGCTCGAACATTTGTGAAGCCTAAACGACCGCTTTTGTCGCGGTTCTTCGTTCTTGAAGAGAAATTTACTCCTATGACGCGCGGATCGTGCTGAAGAATATCCACTACCGAGGATCCCCAACCAACCGCATCAATGTGCACGTAGCAGTCATCTTCACGATGAAGGCATACTTGACCGGCCACGCTCTGGCCATCCGGCGTCTCCGTGCCCTTCAGAACGACCAAAGGAGCGTACCACCATCCGCGCCGCGTGGCAATTACCGTTCGGTTATCACCACCATGAGCCACATCTACCCCCATGCACGTCATGGGAACCAACTGCTCCTCTCTTTCGCCTTCTTCGCCTACAGGAACGTAGCGCTTCGGTGGTTCTGGCGTCCATCTGTCCATTGCCGCGCGCACCCAATCCGTCGGAAGAAGCTGCCAGGGGTCATCGCCGCGGCCAATCATGAAGTCGCCGTAGAGCAGCTGACTGCGCAGCGGTTCCGGTAGGGCCTGCAATGTTGCTGCATAGCCCGTATCCCTCAAGTAAGGATTGTCTGAAAGTTTGGCGGGAATGAAGGTTCTGCTCTTCGGCTTAATCCGCTCGCCTTGAAATTCTATCTCTTCCGGGCCTTCTACCTCGCGCTCTTCACCACCCTTCAAGCGAACGTACCAGCGAAGTTCACCCGGACGCGCAGGGTTGGGATGGGACGGGTCAATCCAGGCCGCCCAACGCCTAATCATCCACTCCCCTTCCACCGAAGTCGGCGGATTGCTCGCACAAACGACCCGGCAACGCTGCCCAGGCACCGTCGAACGGTTCCATGCCGTAATGAACAAATATTGAGTTTCCGTAAAGTCTGCAGCTTCATCAAATCCATAAAAGTCGCGCGCACGACCCTTATGCTTAATCTTGTCCTCCTCTAACTCACAGCCACAGAACTCTAAATGCCTGCCTCCCGGTATCTGCTTCCAAATCTTCAGCGCACTGTTGTAGCGCCCCTTATCCCCCAGCAGCTCATGCGAACGCAGTATCAAATCGCCTAACTGAACCTGCTCCCTCCTCAAAATCACCGAACGCTTGTGCGCCGTAATCGCAAGTCCAAGCAGCAAGTCCGACTTCCCACCACCTGCCTGACCTCCATAGAATAGTTCATCCGCCGGCGAATGGTAAGCCAGCATCTGCGGGCCAACCACCGGCTCCCATATCTTCTTCGACGTGGCCAACAGCAAATCCAGCTCCAAAGCTTCCTTTGCCGTCAAGTAGTGATAAAACTTGCCGTCCTTGAACTCTCTCAAAATCTCATCAATGCTGTCCTGACTTAACAAATCACTCATCGCCTGCTCCATCTCCCCAGTCCGGGCCGTCACTCGTCCCAATCGCACGCAGCTTGCCATCCACACTCTCTACATCAATGACTCCCTGACCTACCTCCGACAACATCGAACGCTCATCCGGCCCAGCAATCATCCGCATCCTCGCCGTCTCAATAATCTTCTGTATCCGCTCTAACCTAGCCTCATCATCCATCCGCTGGAAATTGTGAACCAATGTCCCACTCTGCTCGTTCCGCACATAGTCCCGCTGACCCAATAACTGCTTCCCTAACCATATCTGCATAATCACATTCCCACCCATCGCCCGATTGAACTGCGCTAAACGTATCTTCGCTAATCCACGTAAACGTAACTGCTCCATCTCCCGCTCAAAATGACGACGCAACGAAACCTCACGTACCCCCAATACCGCCGCTACCTCCGCAGGAGTACAACCAGCCTCACAATATAACTCAAACTTCTCTAAATCTATCTTCACTCGCCTAGACATAAAACCTATACCCTATACCCCTCAATCTATGATTTGCTAGACTACTATACAATACTACCACAGAAACCATTCCTTCCCATTCCTACACCATTCTACCCCTTTTTAATACCCATAAAATTATTAAATACCTACTATCGCAACTCATACTAAATTGGAATTCCCACACGTTGGGGAGTACTTCCCGCCCGCCCCAGACATCTGTCTACCTATACCCCCCCTTTGTCTGCGGTTATTGGCAGTTGTTGGTGCCGATGTTGGGCTGTTGGCAATCGCTGACGCGCGCTAGCAGTTGTTGCAATCGCTGTTGGGCGCAGTTAGTTACTGCTAGTTGTTAGCTCCGCTGTTGGGCTGTTGGCAGTTATTGCTACAACGGACGGCGCGCTGGCAATCGCTTGATTTACTCGCTATTCTCTGCCCATTATTCACTTATGCTGACAGTTATTGGTACAGCGTACGCGGCATTGACGCTTATTGGGCAAGTTTAACTGTTGTTTTTGATAGTTGAGAGTTGTTGAGGGAGGCCT